AACGATCTCTCCAGCCGCAAGGACTGGATGCAGACTTATGTAGACGGACTAGAACTTCTAGGTCTAAAGATTGAAGACCGCACCGAGCCGTGGCCCGGAGCGTGTGGCGTGTACCACCCGATGCTAAGTGAAGCGTTGGTGAAGTTCCAAGCCGAGACCATGATGGAGACGTTCCCAGCCAAGGGTCCGGTACGCACACAGATTATTGGTAAAGAAACCCCGCAGAAAAAAGAAGCCGCTGTCCGCGTCCAAGATGATATGAACTATCAGTTGACTGACGTGATGACGGAGTATCGCCCTGAGCATGAGCGCATGTTGTGGGGCTTGGGTCTCTCGGGTAATGCGTTTAAGAAAGTATATTTTGATCCGTCGCTTAACCGACAGGTCTCTGTATTTGTCCCCGCCGAGGATGTTGTTGTCCCCTATGGCGCATCTGACTTGCAATCGTCATCACGTGTAACTCATGTAATGCGTAAGACGCCAAATGAGTTGCGCAAACTTATGGTGGCTGGGTTCTACCGTGACGTGGAGTTACCAGACCCACAGGATACGTTCGATGAGGTTGAGAAGAAGATCGCTGAGAAGATGGGGTTCCGTGCCTCAACGGATGACCGCTACAAGATATTGGAGATGCACGTTGACTTGGACCTTGAAGGCTATGAGGATACCGATGAAGACGGCGAGCCGACAGGCATTGCAATACCTTACGTCGTCACTATTGAGAAGCAAACTCAAACAATCTTAGCAATACGACGCAACTGGCACCCAGAAGATGAGACTAAACAGAAACGCAATCACTTCGTTCATTACGGATACATTCCGGGCTTTGGCTTCTACTGTTTTGGTCTCATTCATCTTATTGGTGCTTTTGCTAAGTCTGGCACTAGCCTTATTCGCCAATTGGTTGACGCTGGCACTCTTAGTAATTTGCCCGGTGGATTCAAGACCAAAGGTCTTAGAGTTAAGGGCGACGATACGCCGATTTCTCCGGCGGAGTTTAGAGATGTAGACGTTCCAAGCGGTACGATCAAAGACAACATCATGACGCTCCCATATAAGGAGCCGTCGCAGGTGTTGTACAGTCTACTGGGCACCATAGTTGAAGAAGGTCGTAGGTTCGCTAGTGCAGCGGATCTGAAGGTATCCGACATGAGTGCTCAGTCCCCCGTAGGGACTACGCTGGCAATTCTTGAGCGTACATTAAAAGTGATGTCTGCCGTTCAGGCACGCATCCACTATGCGATGAAGCAGGAGTTCCGGTTACTACGCGACATTATTAGGGACTACACCCCCGAAGACTACGAATACGAGCCGGTAGAAGGCAACCGTCGTGCAAAGCAGTCTGATTACGATGATGTTGAGGTAATCCCAGTTAGCGATCCTAATGCGGCAACCATGTCGCAGAAGGTTGTTCAGTATCAAGCGGTGATGCAGTTGGCGCAAGGCGCACCCCAGTTGTACGACCTGCCATATCTGCATCGCCAGATGCTTGAGGTTCTAGGCGTCAAAAACGTCCAGAAACTTGTACCGATGAAAGATGATATGAAGCCACGCGATCCCATATCCGAAAATATGGACGCAGTTACTGGCAAACCCATTAAGGCATTTGCATATCAGGATCATCAAGCACACATAACGGCTCACCAGTCGTTTATGCAAGACCCCATGACTGCGCAAGTTATTGGTCAAAACCCAATGGCTCAACAGATCATGGCTTCACTGCAATCACACATTGCAGAGCACTTCGGTTATCAATACCGCAATATGATTGAACAACAGGTTGGGGCACCCATACCTGCATACACGCAAGACGACGATGAGGCATTGTCAGAGGAAATGGAAGCAGCACTTTCACGACTCGTGGCTCAGGCTTCTACGCAACTACTACAGCAGAACCAAGCCGCCGCTGCACAACAGCAGGCACAGCAACAAGCACAAGATCCGATTATTCAGATGCAAATGCAAGAATTGCAAATCAAAGCGCAAGACGTGCAGCGTAAGACTATGAAGGATCAAACCGATGCGCAACTTAAAATGCAGCAACAAGACATTGAACGCCGAAGAATTCAGTCTCAAGAAAAGATTGCTACGGCTAATGCAATAGTCAAAGCCACTGCTGAAGATGAGAAATTAAAGATTCAAAAGTCTGACGCCATAATCAAAGCCGTGGCAGAGGATGAAAAGAATAGGCTAGAGAGGGACAAAGAACTTCTCCGGCTTCGTAGTAGACCTCAACCTTCAAACAAGGAGCGTAAATGAGCAGTGACTTACTCAAGTATCTCTCAAACAAGATACAAGAGGAAATGAAAGTAATCGAGCAGGACACCGTTTTAGGCAACGCCAAGGATTTTGGGTCATACCAATATGCTTGCGGTATCTATCGTGGTTTACTGATCGCAAATAATATTCTCATTGAAACATCGGAAAGGATGGAACAAAACGATGACTGAACTTGCCATCGCAACGGAAGACGGTGAAGTTAGTACTCTGCCAGACACAGACGAACGCAAAGCCAAGCAGTTACCGGATCCCTCGGGATACCGCATTTTGTGTGCAATACCGGAGATTGACGAGACCTACGAAAGTGGGATTATTAAATCAGACCTGACACTTCAGCATGAAGAACTACTCACAACGGTTCTTTTTGTCGTGAAGATGGGGCCGGATTGCTACAAAGACACAGCACGTTTCCCATCAGGAGCGTGGTGCAAAGAAGGGGACTTTATTCTCGTGCGCCCACACGCAGGTACGCGACTCAAGATTCATGGACGTGAGTTTCGGATCATCAACGACGATTCTGTGGAGGGTGTAGTTGAAGACCCCCGTGGGATTTCTCGCAAATAGGAGTAAGTAATGGCTGAAGAACAAAAGAAAGACGAATTCGAGTTTGAAGTTGAGGGCGAAGATAAAGAAGTTGCTGCGCCGCAACAAGAAACTAAAGAATCTAAGGGTAAACCCGAGGTTGACATAGAAGTTGAGGACGATACCCCGGAGGATGATCGAGGTCGAGACCCGATGCCAAAGTATTTGGTAGACGAGTTAGAAGCCGATGAATTAGAGGAATACTCTGACAAAGTTAAGACCCGCCTTCATCAAATGAAGAAGGTTTGGCATGATGAGCGGCGGGAAAAAGAACGTGCTCTACGGGAGCAACAAGAGGCTATTTCTCTTGCCCAGAAGATGATTGAGGAGAATCGACGCCTCAAATCTCGCATTAATGAGGGAGAAAAAACCTTCATTAATACCGCCAAAGGAGCGGCGGAACTGGAAATGGAGATGGCTAAACGGCTTTATAAAGAAGCCCATGAGTCTGGTGATTCTGACAGGATGGTGGATGCGCAGGCCAAGATGGCTGAGGTCAACTACCGCCTACAGCAAATTAGAGGGTATAGACCACCCCCTTTACAAGAACCAGAAACTCCTGTAAATAGCGATTATGAACAGCAACGTCAAGTTCCAAAACCCGATGCCAAGGCTGCAACATGGAAAGAACGCAACCCTTGGTTTGGGCCTAATCGTGTCATGACCGCGATGGCTCTTGGCTTGCATGAGGAATTAACCAGTACGCACGGTCAAGCGTATGCGACAACCGATGAGTACTACCAACGCATTGATAAAACAATGCGCACTAAATTTCCGGAGGAATTCGGAACTGAAACAAAAACGTCTGACGGGGGCGGCAAGCCCGTTCAGCGCACTGAAAAACCCGCCACTGTGGTTGCTCCCGCTTCTAGAAGCACGTCCTCCAAAAAGATTGTGCTTAAGCAGTCGCAATTAAACATTGCGAAGCGACTAAATTTAACTCCGGAGCAGTACGCCCGGGAATTTATGAAACTGGAGAATCAAAATGGCTGAAAACCGACTTGCACGCGAACTTGAAAACCGATCCGCCGTAGAGCGCCCCAAGGCTTGGATGCCTGCTTCCGCATTGCCGGAACCGGATAAACAGCCGGGTTATGCATACCGTTGGATTCGAGTTGCCTCACAAGGGCAGGCTGACGCCAAGAACACATCTTCTAAGATGCGTGAGGGTTGGGAGCCTGTTCGGATCGAAGAGCAGCCTAAGTTCAGTATGTTAACTGACCCCAATAGTCGCTTTAAGGACAATATTGAGGTCGCCGGACTGTTACTTTGCAAAATCCCTGTTGAGTTTATGGAACAGCGTAAGGCTTATTACGCCAAGGCTACAAAAGACAACATGGAGGCTGTAGACAACACGTTCATGAGAGAGAACGATAGCCGTATGCCACTCTTTAGAGAAAAAAGGTCTACGACTTCGTTTGGCAAAGGTAAATAAACTTTTTAACGAGGCTTAAAAATGGCATATCCCACCGTATCAGGCCCTTACGGGCTTATCCCGATCAATTTGATCGGCGGTCAGGTGTTTGCTGGTGCTACTCGTCAAATTCCCATTGGTTCTGCTGAAGCAACCGCTATTTTCTTTGGCGACGTTGTTAACTTGAACAGCGATGGTAATGTGACAAAGTTGACCACCACAGACTCTGGCTCTGTAGTTGGTGTTTTCCTTGGTTGCACCTATGTGGACCCCACATATGGTCTGACCTTCCGTCAGTCTTACCCCGGCGGTTTAACAAACTCCACACTGTCTGCATACGTGCAAGACGACCCGGATGCTTTGTTTAAAGCCGCAGTGTGTGACACTGGTACAACAACTATCAGTTACCTAAACCGTACTGATGTCAATCGTAACGCTGCTTTGGTTCAGAACTCCGGTTCTACGACCACTGGTAACTCTGGTGTAGCCATCAATGATGCTACTAACACCACGACGACCCTGCCTGTTCGTATTATCGACGTTGTACCTGAGACAGCAATCGCTGGTTTCCCCGGTTCTTACACGGAAGTGATCGTGAAGTGGAACTTTGGTGTGCACCGGTATTACAACGCCACTGGCGTATAAGGA